TGACGCCCTTGAGCGACCCCATCCAATTGGGGTGATTGAAATAAATTTCCTTACTGCTGTGACCGCCGCGCAAAACGAATTCGATGTACCTGATCTGCTGGTCTTCGGTCCAGACGTGGGCGCGCTTGAAATCAGGGTCAAGCTCAAGCGAGCCATCCCCACCTGCCTTATCGTCCTGGCGCGCAATCCATGATTCAAGCGCGTCCCATGACACATCTACATGATAGCCAGCACTCCGAGTGAATTGCGGGATATCTCTGAATTTAGTGAATTTCATGATGTCCTCCGTTTCCTGTGATTATGCTATCACAGGCTTATCCGTAATCAAGCCGTATTTTGTAAATTCGTTCCCGCCGAGCCTAGTCCGTGATCTTGGTATAGGAAAACCGACCGTTCGCCATTATTGGCCCGCGATGGCCGAATGTGCCGTCGCCAATCTTGTTGAAGATGTCTTCTGCGGTCACAGGCCCCTCATACTGTCCGGTAAATTCCATTGTTGATCCAGACGAGGAATCATAATCAACATTGAAGATGCGCCCGCCATGGGGGAATGTGTGCCCGCGCTTCTTGGCCTCTTCATATTCTCGGTTCCACTTCTCATAATAAGATTTTTGCTCCTTGCTTGGAACCGCAGGCGTGTATTCTGGCTCGAGCTCTTCCCAGCCGCACGAATTGCAAGTGAGACGATTGTTAGTACATGCACTACATGGTGGGTTTATGTGGCATGAGCATCCCTCGACGGGAGGAAGTTCCATCTTGCCTTTCCCGCACTCTGGGCAATTGCATCCCTCTTCAATTTCCAACATTGCATTCCTCCGAAGTCACTCGCGAAAGATTTTCCGCGTATGTGTTTTCTGATATGAAGATTGTGACGCACGCAGAAGCATAGTCAACACCTATTTTAATTCGTTCCCGCCATATCGCTAATTGGCAAGAAAAAGGGCCGCAACTAGCGGCCCTATGTGTGTGTCATGCTAGGCCAAGGGCCTCTTTAAGCTTTCCGAGGTCATATTCATCATCCACGGTAGAAATCTGGCATCGGAAACCACCTTCACGATAGTATTCACCACCACCCATGTTGAACGTGAAGTTAAGATTATGCTCGTTTGCCAGCGCCCTCATTTGAGCCGCAGCGGAAGGAGAGCACCCCTTCCCGAGTTCCAGACGCTTTTTGTCTTCATCGCTTACCTGGATAAGCGCCTGATTTCCGTCTGCGTCTGTCGAGATTTCCATCATGTCATCTTGGCTTGTTCCAAGGAAAATTCTTGTCATTTCTGCCTCATATTTTGAGTGACGGCGGCAATCATACCCATAAATTCAGTTGGATGGAAGGTGTTTTCCGTAAATTCGTTCCCGCTACATCGCTAATTCGCACATACAGCGGGAACGGGGGGATTAATGCGCTTCTGGGGTGGGTGGGAATTTGCCTTTCAAATCAACCAACATGCGTTTGATTTGTGTCGGGGCGAAAGCCTCGCCAGTCCTCGATACGATGCCTCGTTCGGCAAGCCTTGAACTAATGGCGCGGAATGATGCCCCGGAGCTTCGCATCTGTCGGACTTCCTCAATAACGGCGCACTCGTTCTCGTCTGGCTCAAGACGGGCAGACTTTCCAGCGCCAACCTTGCGGAACCCATACGGAGGTTTGCCCCCAATATGGCCGCCGTCCTTGCGTTTCTCAGTCCGTCCCGTTGCCATGCGATCCAGAATTCTTGATTTCTCAAATTCAGCAACGCCAGCAAGAATGGTCAGGAACATTTTGGCTACTGCCGATTCGGTCACTGGTTCAGTTCCGATATCAACAAGAATGAGCTTAACGCCGTCATTCTTCATTCTTTCGACGCTGTTTAATGCGTCCGCCGCCGAGCGAAAGAGACGGTCAAGCTTGGCTGCGATAATGACATCTCCGGGCTGAAGGGCGGACACCATTTTCCCGCCACCGGGGCGATCCGCAAGCGGGATTGATCCAGACACGCCAGGGTCAATAACCGGGATTGGCTTTTCTAGCTTGGCAATGGTCGCCGCCGCTTCGCATGTCTTTATCTGGACATCAAGCGATGAGCGATCTTCGGCGGCTTGCTCTACAGAACTCACCCGTCCATAAGACCATACAGTCATAATACGTGTCCATATGATGTCCTGGCCCGCACTTTTCTTATAACGGAAGATGCTACTCCATAATCTGGAGCAGCCTTAATGCTTGATCTCGGGTCTAGCCTTATGGCACGCACTTGATCCTCGCTCAATTTTGCCCTGTGGTTTTGCGGCCCTTTCCGCCCGCGCCCATGCAGAATTATAGGCGTATCTAGATGCCCCCATCGTTCTCCGCGCTTAATTAGCGAGACAAGAACTCGGTGTACCCCATATTCATTAGCGATTGTCTCATGCGTCCTATTATCGGCCCGGATGGCGGAAACCTGCTCCTCAGTTAGCTTAACCTGTCCATTTTTTTCGCCGCGAGCAGACCGTCCCTTGTCTACCATATCATCAGCATTATCCTGATGCGTCCCTTCCCAAAGATGATCGGCGCTTACGCACCAAGGGTTATCGCATGAATGGCACGCGACTAATCCGGGGAGAAGAGGCCTCCCCAGCTTGATTTCAAGAATGATGCGCGCCGCGACAACCTTTTTCTTGATCCGCTCGTCATAAATGTATGGCCGTCCGTGTACCGGATTGATATTCCCTCCAGTCCACTTGCGGCACCCATTTTCATCGGGGGGGCCAATTTTTGTGAAAGCGTCTGATATCATATTTAGCCACCTCGCAATCCAATCAGTGTAACGACACAATACCACAAAGCGCCGTTACGGGAAACCCCCAAAATGATGTAACAACCGCTCACGGATGTTCCGGGTTTAAATCCAGATACCCCGCACGTATGTTTCACACATCACTTGCGTATCTCCAAAATATGCGCTAAATTGTCGCATTCGGCGTCATTAACCACATGGATTTGTTAACGAATGAGTGAAATTGACAGCTTCCCGAAAAAGAAACTTGTCGGGTTCAGAAGTGACCAATATATACTTCTCGAAAAAGCGAAAGCTGTTTCGGGTCGGAATTTGTCTGATATGATCCGCGAAGGGGCGGTAAAACTGGCCCGTGCGCTGATCATTGAGCATAGCAAAAACAAGGACTTGTGAGATGGATATCGCAACAAGGCGCATCCAATATGAGGCTCGAATAGATCATTGGGAGGGTCTGCTTTCCGAATTGCAGACGGAATGCCCTCACCAGAACGTCAAAAAAGAGTACAAAGGCAGTGGCGGGAATTACGATCCATCGGCGGATAGCTACTGGATCAATTTCGACTGCCCAGATTGCGGCAAGCGATGGCAAGAGGATCAATGACCCGTCATCCCGGAAATTTGCTTGTCAAGCGCCGGGCTTTGATGGATGATTGGGGTGATTATTGCACGAGTGGAGGAAAATATGCGCAGCGCACCATTCCCTGGGACAGTAAAGCGAAAGCCGAAGTTCCAGCCTCGGATGCAGGTCCATGACGAAATCAAGCGTCGGCATGCTGGCCGTGAACGCGGATATGTCGTCGTTGGTGAGTGTAGGTGGGAGTGTGTCTCTGGCTGGGCTTGTTTGGTTGACGAGGCCGGGACCATTCATCAAATCGGTAGTTTTGCCGGCTAATGCTGAACGTGAGATACGATAGGAGTACACGAGGCATGGACGAACGTGAATTGCTGGCGGAAGCTGTCAAGCTGCTGATCGATATTAAGGGGCGGGCACACGACACGCGCCGCCTCCAGGAACCTCATGACGGACTGGTCACGCCATCCTCGAAGTGCCTGTTCAATATCGAAGGCGATGTGGCAGAGTTCTTGAACGATCTTTCATTTGGCCGTCCCGACTTGGCCGAGGGCTGGGAGATGGGAAAGGAATTCGCCGATGACTGCGGTATTGAGTGGACTCCAGTTGCTACCCGTGCAGCGGCCATCATCGAGCATGGCAAGAATAAGGAGTTGTGAGGATGAAAAAGATCATAGCTATTGCGGCTGCGTTATCTCTTTCGGCGTGTGGTGATCCAAAGACGATTGATGGTGTGTATTATGACACGTACGGACTTTTCAGCAAAGATGAGGTCCGGTCTGATAAAGTTCAATATAAACTAGTGATGGGAAATGTCGTTTGGGGCGCTCTGCTTTTTGAAACTGTGATTGCTCCTATCTATTTCTTCGGGTTCTCTCTTTACGAGCCGGTTGGCTTAAAGACAGATATGGAGAAGAGGCAATGACCAAATGGCAGCCAATCTCAACCGCGCCAAAAACCGCCGCATTCTGGTAATCTCCAGCCAGGGCACAATGCACACTGCGTAATGGTCGAAAAACCCGATAACGGACGACGAAGCGTGGCGCATTGCCGTAATTGATGGAGAAGGAACTTGCCTTCTGATGTATGATGCAACTTGGCGGATGGAACTCCCCGAAAAGCCGAATGGAGATTGAAATGGCGAAGAAAGACCTTGTGAAATTAATCCGCGAAAACCCCGGTGCAGTATTCACCGTCGATAGTGATTGTTGGTGGATGCACTGTGCACCGCCCAAGACGGTTGACGAGATGACCGACGATGAACTTGATGATTGGCGCGACAATGGTCAACTTGCGGATGATCGAGATATTGCCGCCATCGGTGACGGTGGATATGGCTCGGGGTGTCGCCGTGGTGGCGATATTCTTCAGGCTTTGGCCGTAATCGTTGGTGTCAAGATTGAAAGCGTGTGACGCAATGAACTTCACAATCTACTACATCAAGCCGGATTGGCTGCGACGTATCGCTATCATTGTCTGCTCAATTCCGGCGGTGATCCTTTGCGCAATCTTGGGAGCAATTATGGGGGCTGTAGATGGAGCAAATGAGATTATCCCAGACATTAAAGCATGCTGGAACTACAAAGATTGACGCGCCTCAATTGAAATTGTAGTGTGAGTGAGAAATCACTCAGTGGGGGATTTAATGGCGGGAAAGATCAAGTCCAAGCAACGCAAGGATGATGCGCGCGGAAAGTCTGGCCGGTTGCTTGACCGCTCGCGCAAGGAAGATACGATCCCGCCGTTTGCCCTTTTACGCCGGGCTGAAAAGCTTGGACTAAGCATAGACGATATTGAATTGCGCGGACGAGGCGCGGCAAAGGGTGGCGCAATGCATATCGACAAGGTGGATGGGTCTAGCAACCTGGGCATTCTCCATGCTCGGGGGATTATCGGCCAGCACCACAAGGACGCAGGTCTAAAACTGTGGGACGCTTACCGCCGATGGAAAGCGGCAATCGAGAGCAAGCCACGTCATGCGAAGGCGATGGATTACGGCGGGTGTCCGGTTGACGGGCCGCGACCTGTTGAGATGGATGACGAGGCGTGCTTGCGGGCGGAGAGGGCTTACAATTCGGCTATTGAGGCGGTTCCCAATGGGCTGTGCCGAATGCTGATTGACGCGGCTGTAATCGAGCCTGCATTTATTGACGATATTGCGCCACGCCTAAATGAAAAGTCGCACGTCGGTGATGATTTGCGCCGACGACTTGTAGCGGGAATGGATGCTCTTTGCGTTCATTTCAACATTAGTGTTGACGGCTAAAGGTAAATCCCGTACTTTCTACAAAGTGGCGCCATTACGATGCGCCTATGAGGTTTTCGAGCTTGCGGGTGAGGTGGAAACGGCTTCCACACGCGCCAGGAATGGCAGAGTAGTCGCCTCGGCGGAGAAGAGATCGCGCCTTGCGACGCGCACCCGCAAACACTGTATATGGCTGCCGTCTCTGGCCCAATATTCTGGGTTAAGCGGCAGCTTTCTTTTCAACCCATACGCCGTCTTTGGACGCGGACAAGCCCAAGGGCGTACATCATGAATGCATCAGACTGGATCGCACTAGCCGGGGTCGCCGTTTCGATCCTAGGCCCAGTCTTTGGCTTTGTCTATGCCACGCTGCGCAGCCGTATTTCCGAGGCGAATGCCCGCATTACTGCAATCGGATCGAAACTTGATACCGTTCAGCTTGGCTTGGAAGCTTTTAAGTTGCAGGTCGCAAAGGAATATGCTTCAGTAGATCACTTGCAGGAGGTTGAGCGGCGTATTCTGGACGGCTTCAAGGAGCTTAAGGCAGACTTGAAATCAGGGCTGGAAATGCTAGGCAAGCAGCTTGCGGAACATCGTGCGGAGGAGAGAAAGTAAGCATGGCTCAAGCGCCGCTTTCCCGACAAGCGGCCCTGGATGCAGTGTTAGCGGTTAACGCAGCACTTCGCGAGGGTCATCCGGCTCCGGGCACTTCCGGCAGTCATAAAAAGGGCGCAATTCGAGTTGCGTCTGAACGTCTCGGCATTGACCGAGGCACGATGAACGGCAGGCTTCAAGCCGCCAAGCGTTGTTACGGGTGGTCGCCTGATTTTGACGGCGGCGGAAAGGCCAAGCCCCGCGTTGTGGCGCAATCTTCGGCGGATAGTTCCGAACTGCCGCCCGCACAAAGCCCAATTAGCCAGCGCGACAAAGTTTATTACGAGGATCGTATCCGCGACCTTGAGCGCCAGATTAAGAGCGCCCACCGGGACGATTTGACCGCTGAGAATGTGGAGCGGTTTATCTTCGGCCTGTCCAATATCGACGCCGATCCGCCGGAATGGCTTGTTGACATTTCCGGCCATGAACACGGCGAGCATGTTCCGGTTACGATCTGGTCCGACTTCCACTGGGGTGAGGTTGTCCAGTCGGATGAAATGAATGGGCTTAACGCCTATGACATTTCCATTGCTAACCAGCGCCTTCGGAAGTTGGTAGAGCGGACTATTCGGCTTTGCTTCCATCATATGGTTTCGCCTAGCTATCCCGGCATTGTCGTCTGTCTGGGTGGAGATATGTTGAGTGGAGAAATCCACGAGGAACTAGCCCGGACTAATGAACTAGAGACGCCTCCCGCCCTCATGGACCTGTTTAATGGTCTGGCTTGGGCGCTCAAGGAAGTGGCTGATTCGTTCGGTCGAGTCTATGTTCCTTGTGTTCCCGGAAATCATGGCCGTATGAGCCGCAAACCCCAGGCAAAGCGCCGGGTGTTTACGAATTTTGACTGGTTGCTTTATCAGATGCTCCGGGCGCACTTTGCGTCTGATGATCGCCTAGTGTTTTCGGTGCCGCCGTCTGGTGATGCCCACTTTCAGGTCTATGGCCGACGCTTCTTCCTAACCCATGGCGATGCGATGGGCGTTAAGGGTGGTGACGGGATTATCGGTGCCCTGGGGCCTATCCTTCGCGGAACGCTCAAAACTCGGTCAAGCGAGGCTAAGGCCGGGCGTGATTTTGATGTGGCGCTTATTGGACACTGGCACCAGTATTTGCCGCTTCCTCGCGTCGTGGTGAATGGCACGCTTAAAGGATTCGATGAATATGCCCGTCTGTTCCTACGGGCAGAACCGGAAGCGCCGCAACAAGCGTTGTTTTTTGTGCATCCCATCAACGGCATCGTAAGCCACTGGCCGATTTATGCGGATGGGTCAAAGCCATCCCAGCCGGTTGAATGGTTGAGCATTCCGAGGGCGGCATCATGACCGGCTTCTATTACCTCGCCGGGCCGTACTCCAAGCTCAATCATGAGCAGGCGAACAAGGCCCACTGTGAAGCCGCTGCGCTGTTGAAGAACGCGGGCATTACGGTCTACAGCCCAATCGCCCACGGTCACGCTATTACCACAATTGGCGGACTTGGCTTCCGGGATTGCGATTGGTGGCTTGATCATTGCTGGCCGTTCGCTAAGGCTGCGTTGGGATGCATCATCCTGACTATCGACGGGTGGCAGGAAAGCAAAGGAACCTTGGCCGAGGCTGAGTGGTTCCGAGATATGGGGAAGCCAGTTATTCCGATGATGCCTGGGGAAGTTCCTGACCTTAGGAGTTTTGGGGAATGAACCGCCGCGAGTGCCTTGACGTGGCTGCGTCGTGTGTTCTGTCCGACCGGAACAATGAGTACGGTGGTCCAGAAGATAGTTTTATGATCATTGCCGATTTATGGGCCGTGATCTTGCAACGGTCTGTGTCAATGGCCGAAGTTGCTCTTTGCATGGACGCGGTAAAGACCGCCCGCCTTATTAAGAATCCGTCCCATGTCGATAGTTGGGTAGACAAGGCGGGGTATGCAGCTTGCGGGGCTGAGGTTGCAACTAGCAATCCAACCGATAAAGCCACAATCTTTAAAGCTATGGCGGATGGGGTTACGCGTAATTTAAGGGGTGTGGGTATTTACACGAAAGAAAGCGGCCCCGGTTAAGGGGCCATTGTTTCAATAACTGAAGCCTTCACGCGCTTTCCGTTGAGGTACCAATTCGCAACCGGAGCAAGGATGCGGCCCTGAATGGCCCGGCCCTGGCGGCGAACAAGCTGGACTTCAATCTTGCCGTAGGATGTTTCTTTGCTGGCGTAGCCCTAAGCATAACCTGTCTTGGAGGAAGCTTCTTGGATCATCGACTGCATCAGCATTTTAATCTCCCGTCTTGATGTGATAATTCTAGCACTATCTGCGATGCGGTCAATACGGAAAATGCGACGACGCGAAGATTTTTTGAGGTGATGTGATGGCCATGAAAAAGGCAGACCCTAAGCCTGTCGGGAGGCCGACTAAGTACGATCCGGCTTTCTGCGATACGGTCGTGGAGGTCATGGGCCAGGGCTATAGCTTCACGGCTTTCTGTGGTCATATCGGAATTGCCAAGGACACGGGCTATAATTGGGTCAAGGAACATGACCTATTTTCGGACGCCGTAAAGATTGGCCGGGCTATGCGGCTGTCTTGCCTAGAAAAGAAGCTGCTTGAGGCCGACGTTGGGCCTCGGGTCACGGCTATGATTTTCGCCCTAAAGAATGCCGACCGCGAAGAATGGGGCGAGCGAGTGATTAACGAGCATACCGGCCCAGGTGGCGGCCCGGTGCAGAAAACCATGACCGTTGAGTTCGTCTCAGCCGGGCGCGATGAAAATACAAATACCTGAGACATTCCGATTTGTGTTTGATCCGCCGTTGGGCGGGGCGCGATACCGCGTTGCGTATGGTGGTCGTGGAAGCGGGAAGAGCCACAGCATAGCCCAGGCGCTTGTCATCCTGGCTTACATGCAGCCGCTTCGTATCCTATGTTGCCGCGAAATCCAGAAGTCTATTAAGGACAGCGTTAAGCGGCTGCTGGACGACAAGATTGCGGCGACCGGACTTGAGCATTTCTACCAGTCCACTGATACCGAGATACGCGGCGCGAATGGCTCGCTGTTCTTGTTCGCTGGGCTGCGGACCAATCCAGATAGTGTGAAGTCAACTGAGGGTATTGACATTGCATGGGTTGAGGAAGCCCAGACGGTTAGCCAAAGCAGCCTAGAAGTCCTAACCCCGACGATCCGCAAGCCAACTTCTGAGATTTGGTTTAGCTATAACCCCCGATATGTCAACGACCCGGTTGACAAGATGTTTAGGGCCGGTGATCCGCCGCCGCGAACCATTATCCATAGGGTGAATTGGGACGCCAACCCGTGGTTCCCCGAAGTGCTCCGCGAAGAAATGGAGTGGGACCGGAAGCGCGACCCGGATAAATATTCTCACGTTTGGATGGGGGAATACCGCCGAGACAGCGAGGCTCGCGTATTCAAGAACTGGCGCGAGGAAGAATTTGAGACGCCACCCGGTGCGCGGTTCTTCTTCGGCGCGGACTGGGGATTTAGCGTCGATCCTACTACGTTGATCCGCTGCTTCGTCAATGGCCGGACGCTTTATATCGACCATGAGGCATACAAAGTCGGATGCGAGATTGATCGCACGCCCGGTCTGTTTGATGCCGTCCCAGATAGCCGAAAATGGCCTATCCGTGCTGATTGCGCCCGACCCGAAACAATCAGCTACATGAACCGGAACGGCTTCAACGTCGTCGCGGCGACCAAGGGCGCGAACAGCGTTGACGAGGGCGTGGAGTTTATCAAGTCGTTTGATATCGTCGTGCATCCGCGATGCAAGCATATGATCGACGAACTATCCATGTACGCCTATAAGCAGGACAAGTTGACCAACGAAGTCTTGCCCGTGCTTGAGGACAAGCACAATCACTGCATTGACGCACTACGGTACGCGCTTGAGCTTTACCGCAAAAGCGCGCCTGTAGTCGCAGCCGTTGGCGTCGGGCAGACTTCGTATTGGAGGCAGTAGGCATAAACTTACTCCAAGTGTGGGTTTGTGCGCACTGGTTATAGAGAAAACATAGCCTTGACTTTCTCTTCCATGATTTCTTCCCCCGGAACCATAACAGTGCTGATGCATTTTATGGCATAACCGGCCTCGTTCTTCTGACGCTCAATAGCGCCGTTCTTATGGTCAGGATGGAAGAAGATTTCGGGCTTCAATCCGTCTTTCTTGAGATGGCCCAAGACACCAGCCTTAACCGCTGCCATCAATTCCTTGCGAACTTGCGCCGGGATGCGACCGCGAACAACGCGGCTGGCTTGGCAAAGGATTTGCTCAACATTCGGCCCGAAGTCTGCGGTGTATCTGCTCATTTTCTTTTCCTCCGTCTTGATGTGATTATTTTACCGCAACCTCACTATACGTCAATGCAAAAAACCGCACCCGCTGAAAATAATTTAGAGGATCGCTCCGAATGACGCAGGCTTACTCAGGTTCCGGCACGGAAGCGCCCCCTCCTGCAAATTATTTCATCGAAGGGGGTTCGTCGGGCCTGCGGGTGTACGCTGGCTATGTCCGAGACGAGTTCCAGCCGCAGCTACAGGGCCGGAATGCCATCCGCATTTACCGAGAGATGGCCGATAACAACGCCACTGTGGGCTCACTGCTATACGCTATCAAGCAAATTATCCGCTCCCTGGAGGTCCGCGTTGAGCCTGCCGATGGTGTCGCGGGGTCCGAACAGGCCGCCGAATTTGTCGAAAGCATCATGCACGACATGGCCGGGTCTTGGGACGGCTTTATGACGGACCTGTTGACCTTCCTTGAATACGGCTTTGCGCCTGTCGAGGTGGTCTATAAGCGCCGTCGTGGCCCGAAGAAAGACCCCATGACCACTTCCCGCAATGACGACGGGCTTGTCGGCGTGGCGAAGATGGGATTGCGCGCCCAAGAGACGCTCGTCAAATGGCTCATGGACGAACACGGCAATATCACGGGTCTGACCCAGCAGCCGTGGAATGCGCCGATGGTGTCTATTCCTGTCGAGAAGTTCTTGCTTTTTCGCACGACTGAGGAGAGGAATAGCCCACAGGGACGCTCTGTGCTGCGATCCGCGTGGCGCGCTTGGTACATGCTCAAGCGCATGGAAGAGATCGAAGGCATCGGCATCGAGCGTGATTTGGCCGGGCTGCCTGTGGTCAAGGTGCCGTCGTCACTGATCCAGGCGGCGAGCGGAAGCGATCCGATTACCGGCCCATTAGCACAGCGTACGCTCCAAGCCTACAAGGATATGGTTGTCAACATTCGCCGCGACGAGCAAGAGGGCGTGGTTATCCCCTCTGACCGCGACGAACACGGCAATCTGCAATACGAGTTGACGCTTCTAACAAGCGGGGGGGCGCGGCAGTTTGACACGAATGCCGTTATCACCCGGTATAAGCAAGATATCCTCGGCACGGTACTAGCCGACTTTATCATGATGGGTCAGGGCAAGGTTGGCACTCAGGCTCTTGCCACAACTAAAGTCGAAATGTTCATGAACGCCGTTCAAGGATTCGTCAACATCATTGCTTCCGTGCTAAATCGACAGCTTTTGCCGCGTCTATGGTCGCTCAATGGGTTTGATCAAGAGACTATGCCTAAGTTTGTGTTTGACAAGGTGCAGAAGCCTAATCTCGAAATCCTTGGCGGGTACATCAAGCAGCTTTCCGATTCCGGCTTTACCCTGGCTGGTGACGAGGAAACCGAGGCTATGGCCCGGTCATTCGCTGGCCTGCCCCCGCCCCCCGAGGATGGCATGAATATGGACGCCTTTACGGGTGGTTTGGCCGTGCCGGAAAAGAAAGGCGCGCCGTCGAAAACAGAGACGCCGGAAGTGGGCGACGAGGAAGGCTAGACGATGTGCCTCCGCTGCGGCGATATCAAAAAAACTCACGTCGTCCGTAAATTCGCGGTTGACGACGGGCGCGAGGACGAACCGAACGCCGAAGCCGTAGCCAAAGCCGAGGAAGACGCCCGCGACCGTGAGAAGGAAATGGCCGCCGCTGTGATTGCGGCTATCCTTTGGCTTCGTGGTGCGGTCAAGGGTGCGCCGCCGTATGCGGTGTTGCCCGATGATATTTGGAGGGGCTTTAACGACCAATTGCGCAAGGCCCTAATTCCCGGCTTTGCCATTCATGACTTGGCCGCGAATGCCGTCATGACCGGCATCGGCACGTTTGACCCGCTAGACCCTGCCACCATCAACCGGCAGGCCGCATACCGGGATACGTTTATTCAAGAATTCGGCGGCGAAACGCGCAAGGCTTTCGAAGCCGCGAACGCTTGGGGCATCAAGAAGGAACTAGAAAGCCCGATCATTAAGGGGCTGTTGGTCGCTCTGGCCGGGCTGAATACCCGGCAGACTGGCGCAGCCTTGACGCAATGGGCATCACGTCAAGCGTCTGGTGCGACAGAAAAATCACTAGCAAAGATGCTTGAGGCTACCGCAAAGAAGCTCATGAAGCAGAGGGCAAAGACGACGGCGGAAAGCGAGGGCTGGAGGCTGCTTAACCTTGGGCAGTGGTCCGCGATGGATCAAGAGGAACGCAAGGGGGCGATAGTTATCAAGGATTGGTTTGTCACCGAAGATGAAAGGCTGTGCGAGCGATGCGCCGCAATCCCAGGGATGAACCCTAATGGCGTGCCGATTGGAAGGCCATTTAATACGCCAAACGGCCCATTGATGTTTTCCCCTCTTCACACGTCATGCCGGTGCAAGACGCTATATTGGATCAAACGCGGCTCGTTCTAGCAAAATACTTTCTTTATTCGTCTAATGTGGTACTATCTGCATACTTGGCAAGGATTTGACAATGGATTTCTCAGAAGCCCTAAAGCAGCTTAAGAATGGCGAGCGCGTATCCCGTGCTGGATGGAACGGTAAGGGCATGTGGCTAAAGCGCATTGAATACTACAGTGTGCCCCAGCCAATCCTTCCCGGATATATCTTCCATCTCCTTCCATGGATTGGAATGAAGACTGCCGACAATGGTTTTGTTCCGTGGCTTTGCTCACAGACCGATATGCTGGCCGATGATTGGGGCGTCTTGGATGATTGATTTCGCAGCCGCTCTTTCAGCCGTCAAGAAAAACTTGACCGCTGGTGACGTGCATATGGATACCGCTATCGGAAATCCTCCGAAGAAGCCGGGCCGGTTGAAGCGGCTCAGGGCCGAGCGGATGGTCAAGGGCATTAAGGCCACCATCGCCAAGGCCGCCCCCACGGGTAAAACTGTATGGGCATGGGCATCGGTCATCGAGGAAAACGGCAAGCCTGTTATCGACTATCAGGGCGATATCATGGACGAGGCCGAGCTTGAGAAGGCGTTTGACGGCTACATGAGCGATAGCCGCGATGTGGGTCTGATGCACGAAACCATGGGGCATGGTCGCGTTACTCAGGGGCTTGTATTTACCAAGGAATTGCAGCAGGCGCTTGGCATTGACCTGGGGAAGGTCGGGGCGCTGGTCAAGATCGCTGTGGATGACCCCGAAGCCCAGAAGCGCGTGGCTTCCGGTGAGCTTCGGGAATTGAGTATTGGGGGGAGTGGTCGGCGGAAGGCTGTATAACTTACAGATTGTGACGGACAAACTTTCCGAGTTCAGACCAAAATACCTTTGATGCCTCATCACTTGTAGTAAAGTCTGGGCCGAATGTTACGGTTCCATCCTTATGTATGGATACAATCGAACCTTGCTCCCCATTTGGGGGAAATATATGAATTGCGGGAGTGCTATCACGAATAGCGACTAGATGCCCTGTGCACTTATTTCCGTCTTCTTGCATTGCTTATTTCCCACGATGGAACGGTTGCCGGAGAAATTGCGCTGGTTATCGTGTCAACCAGCAGACTAGACACTAAGTCCGCGTCTCTCCGCCCTGTCACGCTTGGTCCGAACCGCGTTCTCCACTGGTGGCCGGGCTTGATACCGGCTCGGGCCCTCTCAATTTCATCCTCTGCATGAACGCCCGTCTATGTGACCGTTGAGGCCCTACTTCCTTCACATTAGCGCGTCCTTCCGCGCCGCACCAGCCCGTAAACATTACCACGCCTCCCCGATAACGCAAGCGTAAAAATCATCAGCGAGAGAGAATTTCATGAGCATTAGATGTGATGCCGACGAAATCATTAGCTTCCTAAACTCTCTTGCTCAAATCGATCCCATCGCCATGGGAAAACTCGTATCTGCTCGGGTGGCCTGCAATGCAACCATGGCGGACCATCCGACTGTCCAGGTGTCTTCTTGCCAGGATGGATTTGAGATTGGATTCCTCGGGCTGATTAATGGCTACGCCGGAACTTACGATGACGGAAAATGGAAGGGATGGGGGCCTGTTTGCGCTGTTGTTGAGGATGACGGCTCTGTAGCCGCATTCCGAAGAACTGACGCGTGGCCGTCCTAATCCACTATAAAATACGAATAGTCATCCATCTTTTTATAAATTTATGAGGTTCCAATGCCGACGCAGCTTGAAGATGTCTCTATTTCCGAAATCAGCCTTGTGGACAAGGGCGCAAACCCCGGAGCTAAGGCCGTCCTCGTAAAGCGCGATTTCTCCCAGGAACAGCGAGACGCCATGGCCTCAAAGGGAACCGCTATGCCCGATGGCTCTTACCCTATCGCCAACGTGGCCGATCTGAAAAACGCTATCCAGGCTTATGGCCGTGCAAAGGACAAGGCCGCGACCAAAGCCCACATCATCCGCCGGGCTCGCGTCCTCGGTGCCGCTGACCAGTTGCCGAAAGAGTGGATGACCAAGAACGATGACGCCAAGGGAATTCTGCGCCGCATCGGTGAAATGCTGGGCGTGACCGCTTATGGCGAGGAAAAGGGCGAAGGCGGCGAAGACGAAGGCGAGCCCATTGACCCAGCCGATGCCGATATGCAGGGATTGAGCTTCAACACCGCCTATGCCGCTATCGAGGCCCGCGAATACGCTGCCGATATCATGGGCGAAGTCGAGGAGGCGTGCGAGGCGCTTTATCGCTCCGTCCACTCTATCCTAGACGATGAAACTGTGACTGACCCGGAGGCAGCCGTTAAGGCCACTGTGGATCAGTTTAAAACCCATATGGCCGGGCTTGTGCCCGAGGCTATGGAAAAGGTCAAGGCGGATATCGCTAAGGCCCTAAAGGCTGGCAGCGCCAGCACCCCCGAAACGGTCGAAAAAGGAATTGACCCAATGACCGAAGATGTGACCAAGGCGCTCGCCGACAAGGACGCCGAAATCGCCCGTCTGACCGAAATTGTCAAGGGCGCGTACTCCACTGATGAAGTGGACCACATGGAGAAGATGGACGCCGAGGCTAAGGCCAAGTTCCGCACCATGTCTCCCGAAGACCGCAAGGCTGAAATGGATAAGTGCAATACCATGACTAAGCGCGACGAACTGCCCGATGATATCCGCAAGGCTCTGGGCGAAGCCGAAGACCTGAAGAAGCGTTTGGCCTCGCTGGAAGCCAAGAACGAGCGCGAAGCTTTCGCCAAGCGCGCCGCCTCCGCTGGCCTGACTGACGAGTGGGCCGATCACCTCCATGCCATCTCCAAGATGGACCCGAGGGTGGCCGACGCAGTCGAAAAGCTGGCTAAGACCGCTCTCGAAATCGAGAAGAAGTCTCCGCTGTTCAAGGAAATCGGTTCTTCGAATGGCCCGGATGCAACCTCGGCTGAGGAGATGCTTAAGGCCAAGCAGCGTGAAATCTCCAGTCGCGATAAGATCACCCTCGAAAAGGCTCTTGTCGTTGCATGCCATGAGCATCCCGACCTGTATCGCCAGTATGTCGCCGAGCGCGCTTAAGGAGTAATCAGAAATGACCCAGCCTAACATTGCCTACAACGGTGAAGGCATCGATATCGGCTTCATTGCCGGTGCCGACCTGCGCACCAAGCAGTTCTATATTGTTAAGATCGACACTTCGACCGGAAAGGTTGTCCTCGGTTCGTCCGCTGGCGAAAAGTGCCTCGGCGTTCTCCAGAATGCCCCGAACTCCGATCAGGCCGCCTTGGTGCGCGTCTTCGGCGTGACCAAGGTCAAGTCCGGCGCTTCGTTCTCGTCCCCTGGCTCGTATGTCCAGACCACCACTTCCGGCACTGCCGATGTGGCGACCACTGGCGACTTCCCCGTGGGCCAGATGCTCGGGACCGCTGCTAGCGCCGACCTCGCCACCATGCATGTCAACGTCGGCTATGTGGCGATGGCCTAACGGTCAAACCAAATAACTGATTAAGGGGCCGCCATCGTGCGGCCCTTTTCTTTGAAAGGACGCAAATATGCCTTATCAGCCTTCTTCTAGTGCGGTCCATATTGACTATGCCCTCACTAATTTCTCTCTGGCCTATCTTCAGGACGAGAGCGGTTTCGTCGCGGACAAGGTTTTCCCCATTGTCCCCGTCGATAAGCAGACCAACAAGTACTTCACCTATCCCAAGGATACCTTCCTGCGGGCCGGCGGCGCTATTACCCCGTTCGGCGTGATGGCTCCCCAGACCGGCTTCACTCTGTCGAGTGACAGCTATTCGGCGGACGTGTGGCGTTGGTCCACCATGATCACCCCCGACGTGCGCGCCAACGCCGATAGCGCCCTGTCGAATATCGACCAGCAGGCCGCCATGGTTGTGACCAAGGGCCTGCTGATCCAGCGCGAAGTTCAGTGGGGTTCCACCTACTTCACCACCGGCATTTGGGGCACCAATAAGACCGGCGGCACTGATTTCGTTGTGTGGAATGACCAGAGCGGCTCCGATCCCATCAGCGATGTGCTGAATGGCAAGGCCACTGTGTTGGAAAACACCGGCATCGAGCCGAACACCCTGACCGTGGGCTACAATGTCCATAAGGCCCTGATCCAGCACCCCATGCTGCTGGAGCGCATCAAGTACAACGGCGGCCCGACCAATCCCGCCATGGTTACCAATGATATGATTGCTCAGGTCTTCGGCCTGGATAAGTATCTGGTGGCTAAGTCGGTGCAGGCCACCAATGCCGAAGGCCAGAGCGTCACTACCGCGTTCGTCCTGGGCAACCACGCCCTGTTGACCTATTCGGCCCCCGCTCCCGGCCTGATGACCCCCTCGGCTGGCTACAATTTCGTGTGGTCGAACCTGACCGGCCTGAACAACATGGGCATTGCGACCTTCCGCACTCCCATGCCTTGGCTGGGCCAGTCCGCCGCTGGCGTCACCGAACTGATCGAAGGCCAGTTTGCCTTTGACATGAAGGCGACCGCGACGGATCTAGGGTATTTCTTTAGTGCGGCCACGAGCGCCTAATGAAGCCCAACGGCGAATTCGGCGGCGTCGTCGTCCGTAGTCTTCGGACTGCGGGCGGCGTCCTGCCCCCCGGCACTGAGATCAATGCGGAAGATGCTTGCTCTTGGCCGGTCATGAACCGTAGGGCTTTGTCGGAAGGCGGCATTGTCCGGTGGCATACCCAGCGTGGCGGCGATGATGCGGAAGTCGTTTCCATTGAGCCGGAAGCCGTCGTTGAGGATGCTGAACCGGAAGCCGTATCCGAAGAGGCCTATCCCGCCCCGGAACCGAATGCGGAAGACGAGGCCAGTGTTGAGCCTGAGAAGCGGCGCGGACGCCCCGCCAAGGCCAAGGAGACTGAATAATGAGTAATTCCATTCAGGGCATCGTCCGGGGCGCTCTGCGTCTCGGTAAGCTGTTCCTGGGCGGTAAGACTTCCGCTGCTACCGTTCTCGGTGGCGGCACGTCTGCCGATCCCATCGTTATGCCGACCGCTGGCACCAATGCCGTGGGCATCTGGACTTCCAGCACGGCCACTAGCGGCGATAGCCGTCTTGCCTACCTGCGCCACTATTTCTCCGGTGCTGGCGGTTCTGGCGAAGCGCTTCGGGCTTATGGCACCGTTAACAATGTGACCGCTGCGACTGGCGGTACCGTCAACGGCGCTCACATCTCGCTGTCTGTCACTGGCGCTTCTGGCGCAGTGTCCGGTTCGGGCCATGCTTCCCGGCACACCCTTGACCTCGGCGCGGCCACCAATCCCGGCGGCACCCTGTCGGTTGTCGAGGTTGACACCAGCATTGCGGCTGATGCGACGATCCCGGCCTCGGCTGCTTTCCTCGGAGTCAATAACGTCGGATCGGGCAAGCTCGGCCTGTTCATGCGCGCTACCAACATGGACACGTCCGCCTGCTTCAAGACCGGCCTGACCGCCGCGACCGTCAACGCCGCGACGACTGCCGCACTCAAGGTTAGCGTCAACGGGACCACGTATTACATCCCGCTGGCTACCGCCATCGCGTAATGGATTGCCCCTGGCTTCGGCTGGGGGCGGTTCTTTCTCTGTAATGTGACGATACCGCCGCATTACACGGACAGAACCAAGCCAAGGACTGCGCTAAATGACCACCATCCTTTCCCTTC